CAGAACCGGCGGCTGTCGTCGGAATCCGCGGCAGAGAAAGGCGAATGGCGCACGGACCGGGCTCCGTACCAGCGCGCGGTGATGGATGCCATGGGCCCGGCAAGCCCGTATGAGACGGTCGTCATGATGTGGGCGGCTCAGAGCGGGAAGAGTTCTCTCTTGGAGAACTTCCTCGGCTATATCATCGAGCTCGATCCAGGGCCGGTGCTTCTGGTGGAACCGCGCGAGGCGGATGCCGAGGCGTTTTCCAAGGACCGCTTGGCTCCGATGCTGCGCGACACGCCGTGCCTGCGCGGCAAGGTGGCCGATGCGCGCTCGCGGGATTCGAACAACACGATCCTGCACAAGAAGTTTTTGGGCGGCTCGATTACGCTCGCGGCCGCGAACTCGCCGGCGGGCCTGGCCATGCGCTCCATCCGCTACTGCCTGCTCGACGAGGTGGACCGCTATCCGGCCAGTGCCGGAAGCGAAGGCGATCCGGTGAACCTGGCCATCACGCGCACAGCCAACTTCTGGAATCGAAAGGTGGTGTTGTGCTCGACGCCCACCACCAAGGGCGCGTCGCGGATTGAACACGCCTGGCTGAACTCGAACCAGCAGAGTTACTGGGTGCCCTGCCCGCATTGCGGCGAGATGCAGGTCCTGCGGTGGGAGCGGCTCCAGTGGCCGAAGGGCGAGCCCGAGCGGGCGGCCTACCATTGCGAGCACTGCGCCGGCGAGATCCACGACTGGCAGAAGCACCAGATGCTGAAGGCTGGAGAGTGGCGCGCCGCGCGGCCGGAAGTCACCGACGTCGCGGGCTTCTGGATTAACGGGCTGTACTCGCCGTGGCGCAAGTGGGGCGCGCTGGCGAAGAAGTTCCTCGCCGACAAGAAGTCGATCGAGACGCTGCGCGAGTTCGTGAACACCGTGCTCGCCGAGCCTTGGGACGATGCGGCGGAAACCACGGTCGACCAGGCGGCGGTGATGGCTCGCCGGGAGCACTACCGGGCGGCAGTGCCGTTCGGCGCTGTGGTGCTGACTGCCGGTGTCGACGTGCAGAAGGACCGGCTCGAGCTGGAGCTCGTCGGCTGGGGGCGAGGCGAGGAATCGTGGTCGATCGAATATCGCGTGCTGCCGGGCGATCCGTCGGGTGCGCTGGTCTGGCAGGAGCTCGACACGTATCTCGAGCGCCGCTGGCCCCATGAAACCGGCATCTCGCTGCCCGTGGCGGCGTGCGCGATCGATTCGGGCTACGAATCGCAGGCCGTCTATGAGTTCTGCCGGACGCGCTACCACCGGTGCATCTTCGCGGTAAAAGGGAAGGGCGGGCCGCTGCCCGTGTGGCAGCGCAGGCCGACAGCACGCAACATCCGCGGGGAGAAGCCCTGGATTGTCGGCGCCGACACGGCGAAGGAGACGATCTACGGGCGGCTCAAGAATCCGACGCCGGGCACGCCGGGATACTCGCACTTCCCGGCAGAGCGCGGGGAGAGCTACTTCGAGCAACTCCTGGGCGAGGTGCTGGTGACCACGTATGCCAAGGGCCAGCCCAAGCGCGAGTGGCGGCCGAAGCCGGGTGTGCGGCAGGAGGCGCTCGATGCGCGCGTCTACGCCTACGCCGCGCTGCGGGCGCTGATCTCGATGGGGCTGTCGCTCGACAACGAAGCCGACCGGATCCTGGCGGCGAACCGGCCCCGGCCCGTGCCGGAGGATGACACCGACCGCGCAAAGTGGCTCGGCGAGCGGGGAAGGAAGTGGCTGTATCGATGAAGGTGCGGAGTGAGCCTCAGAGCGTGCGCGGTGTGTGGGAGTACCTGGTGATTACCACCGAGGCGGAAGCGACGGCCTTGTTCGCCGAGTACGGCGCGCAAGGGTGGGAACTGGTGGCCGTCGTGCGCGAGTTTGGCACGCGCGCGACGTTCTACTTCAAGCGGAGGCGCACGTAGGTGGCTTGGACTCAACAGCAGTTGGATGCGATCGAAGCCGCAATTGCCAGCGGCGAACTGACCGTGCGCTTCGGCGACCGCACGGTGACCTACCGCTCGATGGACGAACTACTCCAGGCCCGCGCGGTGATCCGGGACGCGCTGGCCGCGAAATCCGGCACGGCAACGGACCGTTTCAGCTTCGCACAGACATCAAAAGGATGAACTGGCTCGACAAAGCGATTGCCTGGGTATCGCCAGAGACGGGCCTGCGCCGGCTGCGCGCACGCCGCGCGGGAGAGCTCATCCGCCTCGCCTACGAAGGCGCGCGGAGCGATCGCCGCACCGGCGGCTGGATTACGACCGGCAACTCGGCCAACGCCGAGATCTCGGTGGCGCTTGCGAAGCTGCGTGAGAGGTCGCGCGACTTGATCCGCAACAACGCCTATGCGGCGCGCGCGGTAGCCGAGGTCGTGGGCAACGCCATCGGCACTGGCATCACGGCGCAGGCACGAAGCGGAGAGCCAAACCTGGACCGTTTGATCAACGCGGCCTGGGCGGACTGGATCGAAGAATGCGACGCCGACGGGCAACTGGATTTCTACGGGCTCCAGGCGTTGATCGCCCGCACGGTGTTTGAGAGCGGCGAATGTCTGGTGCGCTTCCGCCAGCGGCGCGAGAGCGACGGCCTCGCGGTTCCGTTGCAGCTTCAGGTGCTCGAGCCGGATTACCTCGATCATACGAAGACACAGAAAACCGACACGGGCTACATCATCCAAGGTGTTGAGTTCGATCTGGTGGGCCGCCGCGTCTTCTACTGGCTCTACGGCCAGCATCCCGGTGACGTGGTGCAGACCGGCGTGCGCGGCGGGGCATCGCTGCAATCTGTTCGCGTGCCGGCTAGCGAGGTGCTGCACATCTACCGCAAGGACCGTCCGGGCCAGGTGCGCGGCGTGCCGTGGCTTGCGCCGGTGGTAGTGACGCTGCGCGACCTCGACGAGTACGAAGAAGCCGAGCTGGTCCGCAAGAAGATCGAAGCTTGCTTTGCAGCGTTCGTGACACAGCCGCAAGGGCCGGACGGGCCGCCGATCGCACCGAGCGTCCCTGATCCGGCAACCGGCAAGCGCGTCGAAAGCTTCGAACCAGGCATGATCGAATACCTGAAGCCGGGCGAGGAGATCACCTTCGCTTCGCCGTCTGCCTCTGCCGGCTACCGCGATTATGTCGCGGCGAAGCAGGCGCAAATCGCCACGGGCTTGCAGCTCACCTACGAGCAGTTGACCGGAGATCTCTCGCGCGTGAACTACTCGAGCTACCGCGCCGGGCTGCTGAGTTTCCGCAACGGCATCGAGGGATTCCGCTGGCTGACTTTCATTCCGATGTTCTGCACGCCCGTCTGGGAGCGGTTTCTCACGGTGGCCTACGCCGCCGGCGCGATCCCCGAGCCCGGGCCGTTTCGCGCCGAGTGGACGCCGCCGGGTTTCGGGAGCGTCGATCCATACAAAGACAGCGTCGCCACGCTGAACCGTCTGCGCACGGGCACGCTGACGCTGCGGCAGGCCATCGCCGAACAAGGCTACGACCCCGACGCGCAACTTGACCAGATCGCCGAGATCAACCGGCTGCTCGATGAGCGCGGCATCGTGCTCGACTGCGACCCGCGCCGCGTGACGCAGAGCGGCGCCCAACAAAAACTGCCGGTCGCTGAACTGAAGCGTGAGTTTCGCGAGATTTCACAACTTCTTGATGACGAGGAACCTCCATATGACCCCAACGAGAGAACGGCTGGAAGCCCAGTTTGAGGCGCTGTCGCCAGCCGGGCGCAAAGACCGCACTGCAACGCTCACTTGGTACACGGGCGCCTCGATTCGCCGCTACGACGCGCGCGGCCCGTTCGAGATGCGCTTTTCGATGGAGCCGGGCGCGATTCGCATGGCGCGCCTCGCGAGCGGTTCGGCGCCGCTGCTCAACTCACATCGGGACTTCACCGTCGACGACGTCATTGGCGTGATCACCCGTGCGTGGGTCGAGAACGGCCAGGGCAAGGCGTCGGTGCGTTTCTCGAAGCGCGCCGACGTGGATCCGGTCTGGCAGGACGTTCAGGACGGCATTCTGCGCAATGCCTCCATGGGTGTCGCGATTCACGCCGTCGAGGATGTGACCCCGAAAGGCGCGAGTTTGCGCCAGGTGCTCGTCACCGACTGGGAACCGGAGGAGATCTCGCTGGTGCCCATCGGCGCCGACCCGGGCGCTGGATTTCGATTTGGACGGGCCGAAAGCCCAAAGGAGCAGACGATGGACGAAACCACTGTCATCGACACGGGCGAACATGCCCGCGCCGAGATTAATGTGGATGCCGAGCGCCAGGCCGCAGCGTTGGCCGAGCGCACGCGCATCCAGGAACTGGAGAAAGTCGGGCGCGCCGCGGGCCTCGACGCGAAGTTGGTCGCGCAGCATGTTGGCGCGGGCACCTCGCTCGAGGAATTCCGCAGGATTGCGCTGGACGAACTCGCCAACCGCAGCGATGCCACGCCGATCCGCAGCGCGGCCGCTGTCGTGACGCGCGATGAGACCGAGACTCGCCGCGCCGGGATCATGGCGGCGCTGCTGCACCGCTACGATCCGGCGGTCTTCCCCTTGAATGACGACCTCGGCCGCGACTGGGCCGGGCAGACGCTGCTCGATCTGGCGAAGGAGTGCCTGGAGACCGCCGGCACGCGCACGAAGCGGCTGCCGCGCCACGAGATCGCCAAGCTCGCCCTGTCGACCTCCGACTTCCCGAACATCCTCGCCGCCGTCGCCAACAAGACGCTGCGCCAAGCCTACGAGGCCTACCCGCGCACCTTCCTGCCGTTCTCGCGTCGTCGCTCGGCGGTTGATTTCAAGAACATCAACGCGGTCCAGTTCGGCGAAGCGCCGAGTCTGATGAAGGTCAATGAGAAAGGCGAGTTCACACACGGATCGATCACCGAATCGAAGGAGACCTACAAGCTCGCCACCTATGGACGCATCGTCTCGATCACGCGCCAAGCAATCATCAACGACGATCTGAGCGCATTCACGCGCATCCCTGCGGGTTTCGGCGTGGCGGCGGCGACGCTTGAAAGCGATACGGTGTGGGGCATCATCACCTCGAACCCGGCGATGGGCGATGGCGTCACGCTGTTCCATGCCAACCACGCAAACCTCAACACGGGCGCGGGCAGCGCGCTGGCGCTGGCCGGCCTCGGCGCGGGCATGGCGGCGATGGCCAAGCAGAAGGGTCTGGACGGCGTCACGGTGTTGAACGTGCAGCCGCGCTACCTGGTGGTGCCGGTGGCTTTGCAGCTTACGGCGTTCCAGTTGGTAGCATCGAACCTCGCGCCAGCACAATCCGCTAATGTTGTGCCCGAGTACATCCGCGCGTTGACGCCGATTGCCGAGCCGCGCCTGGATGCGGCGAGCACCACGGCCTGGTATCTGTTCGCCTCGCCCGATCAAATCGACACGATCGAGTACGCCTACCTCGAAGGCCAGGACGGCGTGTACATCGAGACGCGGCAGGGCTTCGATGTGGATGGCGTTGAGATCAAGGCGCGCCTGGACTTCGGAGCCAAGGCCATCGACTGGCGCGGGCTTCAGAAGAACGCGGGCGCGTAATCGAGGAGGACTGAAATATGAAGAACTACGTGCAGAAGGGCGAAACGTTGACGCTCACCGCGCCCTACGC